CACAAGGTCAAGAAATTTTAAATGTAATAAAAGATATAACAGAAGATACTTTATTTTATTCTAAACTTTATTTTGATTTTGTATCTTTTGGAGAATGTTATAGTTATGGTGATGTAGTTGGCACAAAACTTATTAAGCGTTCAGTATCACCTCTAGATGCTTATCCTATTCCAAACGATAATATGTTTGTTGAAGATTTTGATATGTTTGCTGAAAGACGCAGACTTTCACTTCAACAAATAATTGATGAATTTGATGAATATCTTACTGAAAAACAAAGAGATTTTCTTACATCATATTATGGTAGAGGTTTAGATGGTGCTCCATTAGAACTTCGTTTTGACCAATATATGAATTATTGTGAAGATATTTGTAGTAAATTTAGTAATGAAGAAAGGGAACTTTTCAAGAAAGACCCTATAATGAAAAGAGATATTAATGGAGATTTATTTGATGTTTGGCATGTAGTTTGGAGAGGTGAAGTTAGAAAAGCTATTGTTACTTATGTTAATGAGGTTGGATTAATAACTCAAAGAGTAGAGTTAGAAGATTATCAACTCAATCCCTCTACGGGGGATTTAAGCATAGAATATATTTATGAACCTCAAGTTTATGAATGTGTTCGTATAGGAACTCGAAATGATGCTATTTATCCTTATAAAGCTAGAGCAATAGCTTATGATAGAAATGGAAAACTTCCTTATAATGGATTGATGGAACTTCTTCCTGGTTTTGGAAGATTTAGTTTAATTGATTTAATTACTCCTTATCAAGTGTTCTATAATATAGTTGCTTATACTAGAGAAATGGCTATTGCTAAGAATAAAATGAATATTCTTTTAATAGCAAAATCTCTTCTTGGTAAAAATTCAGAAGAAACTATATATAGAATGATAGCTGATGGTGTTCTTTATATTGATGATGAAAATGATCAAGGTATGCTTAGAGCACAACAAGTTCGTATGCTTCAAGCACAAAATACTGATTATATAAAATATCTTACTGAACTTCTTCAAGAAATAGATAATGCAGCAAAAATGACTGCTGATATGACTCCTCAAAGATATGGAGAAATAGCTCAATCATCTGGTAAAGCTGTTACTCAAGAAGCTATAGCAAGGGGTTCTATGGGCACAGTTATTATAGAATTTATAATGGATTGTATTCGTGAAAGAGATTATGCTAGAGATATGGATTATTCTAAACTTGCTTGGATTGATGGTCTTAATACTTCTTATAGAGATGAAAACAATAAAATAAAATATATAAGCTTAAATGTTAATAACCATATTTATGCTGATTATGTTATCAAAGCTAAAAATTCTATTGTCGAACAAGAAAAATTACAACAAGTTAGACAATTAGCTTTTAATGCTTCTCAAAATGGTGATATTAAAATGGCTTTAGCTGCAATAGAAGGAGATAATATTGCTAAAATATCTAAACTTATTTCTTCTTTCCAAGAGGAAAAAGAAAAACATGAAATGGTTCTTAAAGAAATGGATCAACAACTTGCTCAAATGGAACAAGAATTTGAACTTAGAAAGATTGCAGCAAAAGGTGAAGAAGATAGAAAGACTGCTGAACTTGAAGGATATATTAAGGAACAAATTGCTCTTATACAGGCTGATGCTAATATGATTTCTTATGACAATGGTGTTTCTGAAGAAGATAAACAAGCCGGTATGGAAAGACTTGAAGATAAAAGAAGTGCTGTTGCTCGTGAGAAGAATCAACTTGATAGAGAAAAATCTATGATTGATTTATACAATAAAGAACAAGATAGAAAAGTTAAAATGCACGATATAGATACTAAACTTAAAATAGCTAAAGAAAATAAAAATAGATATGATAATAGAAAATAGGTGTTGTTAGCGATTGCCGTATTTATTGTCTGATGATGATAAATGCGGCTTTTTATTTTTGATTTTTACCTATTTAAAAGGTTTTAATTTTAACTTTTTTGAGCAAAATGTATAATTCCTCTATTGCTCACAAATAATTGATTCTAAGGGCTTTATTTAAGTTTTTCAAAAATAGCAATTTTGTATAGCACTAATAATAATATGGTTTTCATGTTAATAATGGTAATATAATAGATTTTCATACTACAAATAAAATAGTTACTTTCGTATCAAATAAAGTTTTATTATTAACAATTTAAAAAGAAAAATTATGCCTGACATTGATTTTGGTTTTAATCGTCTTTCAACAAATGACCCTGTGAGTCCTGACGATGATGAAAAGAAAACAGATTTAGATACTGGACAAGAAGATAATAAAGATGATACTACTAATATAGATTCTAATAACAACGATCCTAATGATACGAAAGAAGGGAAAGAAGATAAAAAAGAAACAAACGATGATAATAAAAATGATGATAATAAAAATGATGATTCTTTAGAACTTGTTTCCGGTACAAAAATTGAAATAGGTAATGATACTTATACAGTTGACGATAAGGGAAACCTTATTGACAACGATGGGAAAATTTTCAAAGAAAGCTCGGAAGTTGCTGAATATCTTAAAACTCTGGAACAAGCCGATGAGGATGGAAAAGATTTTAATATTGACAATGTTATCGAAACCATAGGTATAGATATACTTGATGATAACGATAAACCAGTAGAATTTGAAAATAGTCCCGAAGGAATTAAACAGTATGTTGATGCTGTTATTAAAACAAGTCAGCAAGAAATAGCTGAATCTACTATTAACGGATTATATCAACGTTATCCGATTGTTCAAGAAGTTCTTAATTATTATATTGCTAATGGAAATAGTATTGAAGGTTTTTCAGAACATCCAGATAGAAGCAATATAGAAATTGAAGAAAACAATGAAAATCAACAAGAGTCTATTATTCGTACTGCTTGGAAAGAACAAAATAGGAAAGGTGATGTAGATAGTTATATTGCTTATCTTAAATCTTCCGGTACTTTAAAAACTGTTGCTGAACAAGAGTTACAAGGCCTAAAAGATGCCGATGCTGCTTATAAGCGTAAACTTGCTGATGAAGCAAAGGAACAAGAGCGTATCGAACTTGAAAAACAAACTCAATATTGGAACGGTGTTAAATCTGTTATAGAAACAAAAAATATTGCAGGATACAAAATTCCAGACACAATAATAATTGAAAGGAATGGTCAAAAAGTAGCTGCAACTCCCAACGATTTCTTTAACTATATATATAGAACTGATAAAGAAGGTTATACTCAATATCAAAGAGATTTAGCTAAAGAAAGTGCGGAAAGTCGTAGGGATGATGAAATTCTCCGCGCATATCTCAAATTTGTTGGTGGAAATTATTCAAATCTCGTTGATATGGCTATAAGCGAAAAGGAAGTTAATAAACTTCGTTTTAAAGCTAAAGAAAATAATAGTCACAAACGAACATATAAAGTTACTCCTCCAAACAATAACAATGATGAGAAAAAACAAGTTAATTTAGGTTATTAATTTAAAAGTTTAATTTAATCTGTTTGTGTTATGTATAAAATGAGAGAAATTTCTCGTGGTAGGTATGATGATCGTGGATATAGCAATGAAGAAAGTATTGCATATCTTCAGCTTACCAAACCCGTAGAAATTAATGCTTTTCTTACTTACAATTACGGTATGGATGATGACCGATTCCCTCTTACATTTATGACTGAGGGTCAAGGTCGTAACGGTGTTGTTGATATTGATACTGTTCAGTGGACTTGGCCTGTTATGGGTCGTATGAAGTTTACTGATATGCTTACTCACTGCGAAATTGTTAGTGGTAAGACTGGTATCAATGGTCAAGAATTTGAAGTTCATTTTGCAACACATTGGTTTATTGAGCAATACGGTTTAATTCTTCCTGATGGAAAAACTGCTGTTCGTATTCAGAAAGATTTAGGTGAATCTGCTTATGGATATGGTTATCTTGTTAAGCTTACAACTCCTAATCCTGAAGCTTTTGTTGCTGACGAACTTCTTACTCCTGGACTTTATTGGTCTATGACTGCTCCTACAGTTAGTGAGTCATATTCTAAAGGTAATCGTAGTAATGTTATGGGACCTGGTAAGATGACTTCTCAACTTGAGTTCCATCGTTATAGTAAAGAAATAGCTGGTAATCTTGCTAATACTGTTTGTAAGTATGAGTTTAAAGATGAAAGCGGACGTACTTCTAATCTTTGGATTAATGAAGAAATGCGTCAATTCAATCTTACTATGCGTGTTATGAATGAGGAGCGTCTTTGGGTTTCCGAATATAACCGTAATGCTAATGGTGAGGTTGCTCTTAAAGATAGGGATAATGGTAAACCTATTCCTCACACTGCTGGTATGTTGGAAATTTGCCGTGAAAGCAACTATGATACTTATGGTGAATATCTGACACTTTCTAAAATTAAGAGGACTGTTGGTGACGTTCTTACCCGTGATACTGACGATGGTCACATGGACATTGTTCTTATGGGTGGTAAAGGTTTCCTTGAGGATTTCGATGAAGCTATGAAGATGGATGCTAAAGAAAATGGTTTCCTTACTCCTCTTGGTGAAAAAGAAATTCAAGGTAGCGGTTATGGTCTTGAATATGGAGCTTACTTCCGTAAATATAAGACTGTTGATGGTCATACTATTACTGCCAAACATGCTGCTTACTTTGATAAAGGAACTGTTGCTGAAGCTCAGAAACAAAATGGTTATATACATCCTCGTTCCGGTTATCCTATGAGTTCTCATAGAGCTTGCTTTATTGATTTCTCTAATTATGAAGGAAATCAAAATGTTCGTATGGTTCGTCAAAAGAATCAGATTTACAAAGCTAAAGTTCTTAAAGGACTTACTGATGTTCCCGCTTCTTGGGGTGTTCCTGATAGCAACTATATTGCTACGGAAATTGATATGTCCCGTTTTGAAATTAAGACTTCCTTTGGACTTCAAGTTAATAACTCCAATAGGATGTTCATGATTGAGTGTTCTCTTTAAAATTAAATTAACATGGAAGGAAATTCTAGTGTCAGTGCAAGTTTCGGTTTTGGTAAAACTGATGCAACAAAAGAAAATGAGAATATTAAATCTGAAGTTAAATCAGATATTCCTAGCATTAAGCCCGTAAAGGAAG